TTTTGCTTTGTTCTTGTGTTATTGTTGATACAAATATACGCACATATTTTAAACCGCCAAACTTTTTAGTAAAAAAAATTAAATTAATTTTCATCTCTAAGTAGTAATACGTAGAATATTAGCACCAAGTCATCAACCATTAGAAGCCCTTTACTGACGGGGGATAGAGGTATGTCACCACCAAGTCATCAACCAAGTAAGGCTATTTTGCACCAAGTTTGCAACCATGGACGGGGCCAATAGGGGCGCGGGATACAGAAGATGACCAACCAAGTTTGTAACCATAGGAGTATATATATATATATATCTATAATACTAACGTATTATATCTATATACATATATATTAGTTCAATTTTAAATTAGCGAACAAAATGGTCATTAAAAAGTTATTATTGTATGGCTAAAAAAGATAAGATTATAGAGTTGATTATAGACGACAACGACGAGATGTCAGGTGTGAATGCTATTTCTGTAGTTGAGAACCCTGCTATTGAAGAGTTGTTTATAGCTCTAAACGACCAAACACTATTAAAGGCAGTTGATAAAAAGCGAGGAGTCCTCGTAGGTCCTGCCTTAATCCCTAATAAAAAAATCTTTAGAGTAAATCCTAAGACAAAAGAAGAGTTTTATATATTCTTTAGCGAGGAAACAATTCGTAAAGCGTCTGAGAAGTTCTTTATAGAATCTAATCAGTCTAACGCTACATTAGAACATAAAAAAAACCTTAAAGGGATGACTATTGTGGAATCATGGATTATCGAGGGTAAGAACGACAAGTCTAAGGACTACGGAATGAATCTACCTGAAGGTACTTGGATGGTGTCTATGAAGGTCACTGACGAGATATACAAGAAAGCAGAGAGGCAAGAGATTAAAGGTTTCTCAATCGAGGGCTTCTTCGCAGATGAGTTAGAGGCTAAGATGCATACTCAGAACCAGATACAAGAATTAAAGGACTTATTAAAATTAGAGACCTATAACGACTATCCTGAGAGCGCTAAGAACAACGCTAAGAAGGTTTTAAAATGGAGAGACGAGCATGGTGATGAGGTTAAGGGAATGACTAGAACGGGGTGGACTCGCGCCAATCAACTCGCAAAGGGTGAAAACATCTCAAGGTCTACAATCGCACGTATGGCATCTTTTAAACGCCACCAAAAGAATGCAGAAGTAAGCGCTGAATTTAAATCAACGCCATGGAAAGACAGAGGTTATGTCGCATGGCTCGGTTGGGGCGGTACTTCAGGAGTTAACTGGGCAATCAAGAAACTAGAATCAATAGATAACAAGAAAAAGAAATGAGTAGGAATTTAAGCAGGGTAACTACAAAGAGAACGGATGACTCTCAGCACCCATTTAACGACGTAGAAGCGAATAGAAATGTAAACAACTCTAACGAGTCTAGATTAAGCACCTCTGAAACATCTAAAAGTGAACTAACAAGCGAAGACGCTTTAACATTAAAGCACTTTAAATACAATCCTTCTACAAATAAACTAGAAGGGTCTAAGGCTATTGAGACTACTCTTAACTCATTATTCTTAGGAGAGCAACACAAAATGAGTTCAGGAGCTGAAAACATTTTCTTTACAAATTTAGGTTCTGAAATCAATTTTTTTCCTATGTGGGGAGGTCTCAAAGACCAAAGTAAAGTGGAGAACCAAGGAGCTTCAGGTTTTATAGCTCCTAGTGGTCGAGTTTATACAGATATGCAGACTGATGTCCCTAATGGTGATTCTGTTAACGGAACAAGTATAGCTTATAGTGGTGATACTTTATATAACGAGAACATAGCAGGTTTAGGGGTTAAGGTTGTTTTAGCAGAACCAATAAATCACAATACTACATACTTAAGATACAGATTATCAGTCGCAGGGAAACAGGTTTACCTGCAAGAATTTAGACCAACATATACATACTCAGTAGGTGACTCAATAGAATGGTTCTTTGACCACCCTGTAGAGATTCATTCAGGTACTACCATCTTCGCAGAGGTTGTAAAAATGGATATAAATACTGACGAATCAAAAGGAGTTTTATTGGTTACGAAAGGAGACGCTATAGGCAACCCTAGACACATCGAGGTATTTAACAGGTATTTTGAAGATAAAGACCTAGAGTTAATCTCACCCTATTTAAAGTATCAGGCTATAGATGTCTCATTAGACCCTACAGGCTCCACAATCATTTTTAAAGACCTTTCTTTAGGTTCTGATAATGTACTATCATCTTATCCGATCAACACTCTTGAAGCCCTTGCAAATGGCTCAACAATAAAACTAAAGGTTAAAGATGGTCAAAAGGTTATAATTGAATCTCTTCCTGTAGGTAATGTTAGTGTTGGGGGTTCTTTGGTCAATTCAGTTTTAAATCAAGCGGTAACACAACTAAATAACATATTCACAAATACCGATGGTTTCGCTAGTGGCGGAGGTAATCCTGTTACTAACTTTGATTTATCTAATAACGACTTAACCCTAACCCTAGAGGATGGCACGAGTTACACTATAGATGTAACAACATTAGGCGTAGACGAAAATAAATTCGTTAATAGTGGCGCTTTAAATGGTTCTAATCTTGAGTTAACAATGAATGACTCAAGTGTCATAACTATAGACGCATCAAACATGATTAATGGGTCTACGTTACCCGCCTTGTCAAGTAATTGGTACATCTCTTATGGGGGTAGTTCAGGGGATGAAATAACATCACCCGCTATAATAAATACATATGAAAATAAACAGCCGTTTTATTATGGCTCATTCTTAGGTAAAGGACAAGAATACACTTGGACTCATGACGATAATGGCTATTACATTATAGGTGTTTATTCAGGCTCTGAATCAACTAAAGACGAGGTTGAAATCACATATAATATCAATTGGTCTACAATGTTCAGGTTTACTAAAATAGGAACTAATAGAGTGTCAGAGACGTCTTTTGGGGTTGATGTTGCATCTAGGTACGCTTCAGGTTATAACGTAACTAATAACACTACATTAGCTTTAAGATACGGAACGGATAACTACTTGTCATTATATGATATTTCAGGAAGTGATGAGGTTTTAATAGGTCGCTCAAATACGGCACTAGTAGGTGATACCCAAACTATTTCTTTTGGTGGTCAGAATCAACCGAATGCAAAGTTTCCTATAATAATCAAAAGAGAAATTCAATGGTCTATCGCTCACGATTACGACAATAGTGAAACAAGTATATCGGATGGAATAGAGGAAGATACTATATTGAAATCAAACATTTCTATAGGTGCGGGTGAGAAATTTATGATTAATTTAAACTACTTCGGAAGGTCTGAATTTTTTGGAATAGGGTATACAGGTGCATCAAGTGGTCAATCTAACCCATATACAAATCTAGATTCGTGGTTTAGATACACTTCAAGTGAGGCTATCGTTAGCGGTGGTGATTGGACATTTAACACTAACGCTACTAACTACTCTACCGCAGGTGGCGGCAGTTATAGTCTAGGGGGTAATGTAAATATAGGTATGTTGTCATTGGTATACAATACCGATAATAGTTTAGACCTTTACCATGAAGGAGTAGGAGAGGTTATAATGACTAGAACGAGTAATCTAGATGGTAATAATATTCATTTGTTTTTTATGGCTAACGAGAGTCATGCTTATGGTAGAATACCAACCCCCTCTAAACAAACTATAAACGCAGGTTCTCAACCTATTACATCCTTTGCACCTGACGTATCCGACCAAGTGTTAGAGATTACCGAGGGTCAAGTATTCTCAAGTCAAATAGCCCTAGATTCAGGTAGTGACATTGTTAACATGTACGGAGAAGAAGATGCTCCATCTTGGGCAATCCTTAATCAATCTACAGGTGTTTTCACGGGTACCGCGCCTTCTTATTTAGGCTCGTCAGATGATTATATTATCAGTTGTAAAGCATCTAATTCTTTAGGAGGGATTACATCTTTTAATGTTACGTTAAGGGTGTTAGAGTTAACCTACACTAACACAAAGTCATTGAAATTTAGGGATGGGGTTAGCTCTTATTTAGGCGCTAACGCCTCGTTAGTAACATCTCTAGAGAGGTCTTCTAATGGTTCGGGCTCTTTAGACGCTTGGACTATATCTTTATGGATTAAAGGCTCTACCGAGAACGCAGGTCAAACCATATTTTACTTCGGAAATAACGACGTTGTAAATAATGGTCATATAGAGATAAGACAAACGAATCACAACGGAGCAAAAAGATTAAGATTAAGATACGGCTCAAATTCTAACCATATACAATTGACTACACCTAGTGGGAGTATAACACCTTCCTCATGGCAGCACGTTATGTTATCTTATAATGGAGGTACTACGGGTGTAGCTAGTGGAAGTGTTACTGATTACTACTCTAGATTTAAGTTCTATATTGACGGAGTGTTACAAACAACATCTAATAGTCATGCTAATAACGGCTATAGCGGTTCGGTGGTAGGTCAAAACTTTAGAATAGGTAGACTTGCCTCGGGTAACTATCCAAAGGACATGCTAGTTAATCAGATAGCCATTTGGAACTCTGACGAATCTTCTAATATTTCTGATATATACAACTCAGGAAGTAGTCAAGATTTAAGCCTATTAAGTTCCGCACCTGAGCATTATTACGAGATAGAGTCTTCTGTCACAACAATACAAGATATAATTGGAACAGCCCATCTAGTTGGGTATAATTTCACATCTAGTGACTTAATAAATGACGCACCATAATGAAGAAACAATATAAAACCAAAAGAGCGTATTTAGGACGTAATGGAAAGTATTCTAGAACGCATAACGAAGAGGATAGACTAGAGGGAATTGGCTCTCTAGTGGGTCAAGGTAATAGTAGCAATACAAATACTGCGACACCTAGAACAAACTCAAGGAATTCAACGGATTACGACCTATAGTTATCAACAAAATAAAACACTTTAGTTAGTGTTTAGTTATAATATTATTAAATAATATAATCAAAATGAGTGAATTAAAAATTTTAAACAAAGTACGTACCATTCTAGGTATGGAAGTAGAGTTGGAAACGGCTAAATTAGAAGATGGTGAAACGACTATCGAATTTGAATCTTTAGAGGCAGGAGAGCCTGTACATATATTGACTGAAGACGACCAAAAGATTGCTTTGCCCGTAGGTGAGTACAAAATGCAAGATGGTCGTATTCTTTGTGTAGAGGAAGAAGGTATCATTTATGAGATTAAAGACGAGGAAGAAGAAGAAAAAGAAGAAGAGCCAAAAGAAGAAGAGCCAAAAGAAGAAACTGAAGCGGGATATGGAGACAAAAAAGAAGAAGAGTTAGAAACTGAAGAGGCTAAGCCTGTTAAAAAGACTATCGAATCGGTAGTTAAAGAAACTTTCTTCTCTGATATCGAAGCGCTAGTTAAAGAAAACGAAGAGTTGAAAGCTAAAATCGAAGAGTTAGAAGCTCCTAAAACTGAATTATCTGAAGAAGCTGAAGAAGAGTCTACAGAAGAAGTTAAAGAAGAGGTTAAAGAAGAAGTTGCTGAAGAGGTTGAATTGTCTTCTGACGAACCCGCAGAAACTCCTATCGTTCATAATCCTGAAGCATCTAACGAAGTTAAAGCAGGATTCAAATATGGTAGCCAAAACACTACATTAAATAGAATTTTTTCAAGAATTAATAAATAATAATTTAAATTAAAAGACCAATATTATGGCAACAACAACAAACGTAACGAGTACATACCAGGGCGAATTCGCAGGTAAGTATATCGCAAGTGCTCTTTTGAGTGCAAACACTATTGACAAAGGTGGAATCACCGTAATGCCTAACGTAAAATACAAGGCAGTAGTTAAAAAATTAGCAGTTACTGACGTCCTTGCAGACGGAGACTGCGATTTCCAAGCTACATCTACAATCGCATTGACTGAGAGAATTATCGAGCCTAAAAGCTTGAAAGTTAATCTTCAGTTGTGTAAAGCTGACTACAGGTCGGATTGGGATGCAATTTCTATGGGATACTCTGCATTTGACGAGCTTCCTAAGTCTTTCGCTGACTTCCTTATTGGACATGTTTCTGCAAAAGTAGCTCTTAAAATGGAGCAAAATATTTGGAGTGGTGATAAAAATAACGCAGGTGAATTTGACGGATTGTTAGAGCTTCTTTCTGTAGACGCTGACCTTCCTGCTGCTAATGAAATCGCTTCTGCTTCTGTATCCGCTTCTACTATCGAAGCTGAATTAGGAAAAATCGTTGACGCTATTCCTGCTGCAATTTATGGAAAAGAAGACTTAAGAATCTATATCTCTCAAGCTATGCACAAAGCATACGTTAGAGCGTTGGGTTCTGCAGGTTACTTGGATAGATACGCTAACCAAGATTTAGGAACTGAGTTGATGTTTGACGGAATCAAGTTATTCGTTGCTAACGGATTAGTTGGCGGTCAAGCTATCGCTACTACAATCGATAACATATTCTTTGGTTGTGGTCTTCAAAACGATTCAAACGTTGTTAAATTGATTGACATGGAAAATGTTGATGGTTCTGAGAATGTTCGTTTAGTTATGAAAATGACAGGTGCGGTTCAGTACTACAATGTAGAAGAAATCGTTACTTACGGAGTTACTAACTCTGCTAACTAAGATTAGAAAATAAAACAGAAAAGGGTGGGTCAAATAACCTGCCCTTTTTTATTAATAACAATAAAAAAAATTAAATATTATGTCATGTAATTTCATTACGACAGGACGTCAACTAGGTTGTAAGGATTCAGTGAGTGGTTTGAAAAATGTTTTCTTCATCAAATATTCTGATTTAGATGAGGCAAACGTAGCTTTCGATTCTACTAACACTGATGAGGTAGAGACGTGGACACCTGCATCACAATTATCTATGTTTAAATATGAGCTTAAAGGGGCTAATAGTTTCGAAACTGAAATCGTTTCTTCTCGTGAAAATGGAACCACCTACTTTAAGGGTATGTTGAAAATCCAACTTAAGAAACAAGACGTTGCTACTCATAAAGCAGTTAAATTATTGAGTTTTGACCGACCGAGAATCGTTGTTCAAACAATGACAAATCAGTTCTTTCTCATGGGCTTAGCTCAAGGTGCTGACGTTGTTGGGGGTACAATTTCTTCAGGGGAATCAATGGATTCATTCAATGGTTATACTTTAGACTTCGAATGCGAAGAGGTACTTCCTTCTCCATTCATGAAATGTACTACAGAAGCCGAACTTCAAGTGTTATTTAACACTGCTGCTGACGGCTCAGGGGATGACGCATTAGTCGTTGCCTCATAACAAAAAATTTCATTTTGTTCGTGTTAAAAGGGGATTCTTTAGGGAGTCCCTTTTTTTATTGAACATATATAGCCTTTTTCAGTTATAGTAGTATGATTATACTAAACAAAAGCATAAACCCTCAGTCATTTAGCTTTATTGCTAAATCCAAGGTTTATGATAGTTTACATATTACTGATGAATCAACTAATACATCAGTAGAGGTTACAATAGATTCTACAACGTCGGGAGACTATGTAGACTCGATTACTGCGACTTTTGACTTGGTTGAGGATAGATATTATAGTTTAGAGCTTAGAAACGGCTTAGACGTTGTCTTAAAGGATAAGGTTTTTTGCACGAATCAAGCTCATAGTACTTATTCAGTTAACAAAGACGTATACACAGAGAGCACAACAACAAATGATTATATAGTTTATGAGTAATAATTTACAATTTTTAGAACTAGGTAGCTATGAGGCTCCTATGGTAAAGGAAGACAACCGAGATGAGTGGGTCGAATGGGGTGATAATAACGATTTTTTCGAGTTTTTGATAGAGCGTTATAACAACTCAACTACAAACTCCGCTATTATTAACAATACAGCTAAATTGATTTATGGTCGAGGATTGTCTGCGGTAGACGGATATAGAAAGCCTAACGAATACGCAACCGCAATAAGCCTATTCAAGAAGGAATCTGTAAGAAGATTATGTAAAGACCTTAAGATGCTAGGTCAATGTGCGGTTCAAGTTATATATAATAAGAATGGTTCTAAGATTGTTCAAGTTGAGCATATACCCGTACACCTTTTAAGACCTGCTAAGTGTGATGAGGAAGGGCAAATCAATCATTATTTTTACTCTGATAACTGGGGGGATACTAAAAAGTTTCCACCTAAGAAATTAAATGCATTCGGAACTACTAACAAGGGGTCGGAGATTCTTTATATTAAACCTTATGGAGTTAATCTTAAATACTTCTCTTTACCTGATTGGTTCGGCGGTATTAAGTACGCTCAATTAGAGGAAGAAATAGCTTCATATCTTTTAAATACTACTCAGACAGGATTCGCACCCACTGCAATTTTAAACATGAATAACGGAATCCCCGATTCTAAAACTATGCAGGAAACAAAGCGTAAAATAATGCAGAACCTGACAGGTGCAAATGGTCAGAAATTGGTGGTTTCATTTAACAACGACAAAGAATCTGCAACTACTATCGAGCCCGTTAATATAGATAACGCTCCTGACTTGTATAATCAAATAAGTACAGAGTGCGAGAAAAAAATTATGTTGGCTCATAATATCGTGTCACCCTTAATGTTCGGGATAGCGTCTAAAAATGGATTCTCAAGTAATTCAGAAGAGCTACAAAACTCATTTATATTATATAACAATATGTATATTTTACCTGTACAAGACATGTTGTTAGATGCTTTTAATGAGATTTTACTTTATAATGATATTACTTTAGATTTATACTTCAAAACATTAAAACCTTTAGAGTTCTCTGATAAAGAAGATAGAGGACAGGAGAAGGATATAGATGAGAATGAAGACAAAGAAGGAACTAACCTTTCAGGTGATAAAAGACGTATCACAAAAGACGAAGGTGACAAGATTCTTAACGACATTAAAGGAGAATCAATGAGTGAGGACTTCGAAGAGATAGATGCGAGAGCATACTCAGAAGAAAACAGCTCTATTGACGAGTGGATAGAAGAAAAAGAGAAAGGTCAAAAATTAAACATAATGCAAAAACTTGCATCAGTTATAAAGAGTAGACCCTCAGACTCATCTCTACTAGACAAGTCCAAATACAAGGTGCGTTATAGATATACTGAGAAGTATAAAAAAGAGAACTCTAGAGACTTTTGTTCTCAAATGATGCAAAGAACCCGAAACGGAGTAGTATATAGATTAGAAGACATTGATATAGCCTCTAGAAGTGGGGTTAATCAGGAGTTAGGACACAAAGGACAAGCCTATGACTTATTTCGTTTTAAAGGCGGTGTTAACTGCAGCCACTATTGGACTGAAGTACTTTATAAACTAAAGAAAAATAAGGACGGCTCATGGAGAGAAGATAAAGGATTAGCGTCTTCAAATGAGGTCGCTGGTATTCCTAAGAGTTACACTCCAACACCAAGAGGACGTCAAAGAAGTCAAGAGGTTGAAGTAGATAGAAAAGATAAAGGACACCACCCAAATTATAAAGGATAATGAGCGAAGTATTACTAATAACAAGAAAAGATATAGTTAGATACTCTAACTTAAGCGGGGCTGTAGATACCGATAAAATGATAGGCTTTATTAAATTGGCTCAAGATATACACCTAGAGCAAATCTTAGGAACTGACCTAATAAATAAAATCAAAACAGATATTGAGGCGGGTACTTTATCTAGTCCTTACACAACTCTTTTAAACAAGTATATTAAACCTATGCTTATACACTATAGTTTATTAGAGATAATTCCTTTTAACGCTTATCAGGTTTCGAATGGAGGTATATTTAAACATAACTCAGAAAACTCTGATAGCGTGTCTAAGAGCGAGATAGACTTCTTAGCGGAGAAACATAGAAAGATAGCTATATCTTACTCGGAGAGGTTTGAATCTCATGTAAGGAATAATCCTAGTTTATATCCTGAATACTACACTAATTCAGGTGAGGATTTACACCCTAATACAGAGGACTTTTTCAACGGGTGGGTTCTTTAAAATGTACAAACCAAAGCAAAAAAATATTAATAGCTTAAAGGCTTATTTAAATAAAAATAATGGCAAACAAGAAAATATCAGAGTTAACGTCAAAGAGTGCAGACCTAGAAAGTGATGACCTTTTCGCAATAGCAGAGGACGACGGCTCAGGAGGTCATGCCTCAAAGCATTTGACAGGCGAAGACATTAAACATGGTATAACTAGAGTAGACAAAAGCTCCCAAACCACTAATTATACACTATCATTAAGTGATAGAGATAGACTGGTAGAGATGAATTTAGCCACGCCTAACACTTTAACTATTCCTGCAGAATCTGCGGTTAACTTTGACGTAGGTACTCAAATACTTGTAGTTCAAAAGGGCGCAGGTCAAGTTACTATATCGGGTGATACTGGAGTGGTTGTTTACTCTGAGGGTTCCAAGGTTAAAATGGTCGGACGCTATGCATTAGCTACTCTGATTAAGTGTGATAGTGATACATGGTATCTTGGTGGTAATTTAGAAGCTTAAAATATGTTTTTATCTACACATGGTATTGTTTCTAGTTCTAGTGAGGTGGTTATCCCTTACAGCAACACAAAATCAATAGAGCTTGACGGAGTTTCGGACTATATAACAATGGGTAATGTTTTGGCATTTAACAAAGACAATGCCTTTACGTTTAGTTTGTGGATAAATATGCAACAAAGCGAAACAAGTTCAATTTTATCAAAATCCGAAAGTTCAAATAATTTTGCAGGTTATTTATTATACACTACGTCAAGTGGCGGTGGTAATAAATTACTTTTCAGAATAAGAACAAACGCAAGTAATTTTATTTTATTTACATCTACTTCAGTTTTTAATTTAAATGAATGGTATCACGTTTCAATAACATACGATGGACTTGGAGCAAATACAGGAATTAATATGTACGTGAACGGAGTTAATCAAGCAGGGGCAAGAACTGGTACTTCATCAAGTGCTTTTACTAATAATCAACCATTTAACTTAGGCGCACGAAATCTTAATAGTTTATTTTTTAATGGGTTAATAGACGAAGTAGCCGTTTTTAATTCTGAACTTTCTTCAAGTGATGTAACAAGCATCTACAACTCAGGAAACCCTCCAGACCTTTCCAGTCATTCAAATCTAGTATCCTGGTGGCGTATGGGGGATAATGATACTTATCCGACCATAAGTGACAACATAGGAAGTAACGACGGAACAATGAACGGAATGACTTCAGCTAGTATAGTGTCAGACACCCCTTAAAATAATTAAACAATGAAATATATAATTTTACCTATAGGGGATTTAAATGAAGTAGAATGGTCTGAGATACCTCACCATAATGAAAACAACGTTAGAAGGTCTATAAATGGCTCCAAATTCATTATTAAGTATGAAGAAAAACCTTCGTTTATTAACGAGGCTATAGAATACTCTCATAGTGAGATATTAGATGTAGTTTCGGGTTCTGAATGGACTGAAGAAATAGACCTATAAAAAAACCCCTCAATCTCTCAAGGGGTTTAAAAACAAAAATGAAAACTTAACACGAGTCAAATATACGGCTTTTATAAAGCTATATATTGGAATGTTGATAACTTATATAAAAATAGGGTTAAAAGAGTGAATATTTCTCTCTTCGTGTATTGATTCTAAAACAAATCCTCTGCGACCCTTCTTAAAGTTATTTTGCACCCACATAGAACTAGGACTCAATGCAGGATAGTTGACATAGTAG